AGAACAAGTAGAAGATCGTATTGACGAAGCGGTTTCTTTTTGGCGTGATTATCACTATAACGGAAGTCAACAAGTTTATTTAAAGCATAAAATTACTGGTAGTGTATTAGAACTTGATGCATCAGTTGCAGGAAATTTTATATTAGGTGAAACGGTAACCGGTGGAACATCAGGTGCTACTGCTAAAGTTTCTAAAGACTCTACTGGTACAACATTAAGATATGACAATCTTACTCATAAAGAATTAATTAAATTTCAAGCAAACGAAACAGTAACAGGTCAAAACTCTGGAGTTACAGCTACTATTACAACTGTAACGAGAGGTGATAGAGAGAATGGCTATATCTCTTTACCAGAGACACTTTTAGGCATTTCAGGTATATTCCCATTAACCACAAGCTTATCAACTGGTTCAGGTATATTTAACGTTCAGTACCAATTTGTTTTAAATAACATTCAAGATATTACTGGTTATAATGTTCAGAATTATTATATGGCAATGAGCCATCTTCAATTCTTACAAGAAATTCTTGTAGGTAAACCAATGATTCGTTATAACAAACATGTCAACAAATTACACATCGATGTTACTAAAGACTTTCTTACAGTTGGACAATTTATTATTGTTGAAGCTTATGATGTTATTGATGGTGATACTTATGGTGACGTTTGGGGTGATCGTTGGTTACAAAATTATGCTACTGTTTTAATTAAAGAACAATGGGGACTCAATTTAACTAAATTTACTAATATGCAGCTTGTTGGTGGTGTTTCGTTTAACGGTGAACAAATTCTTTCCGAAGCAAGAGAAGAAAGAAAAGCAATGGAAGAAGAAGCGATCAGAGCTTACCAACCACTCACCTACAACTTTATTGGATAACATACTGCTATGGCAACAAATGTATTCTTTAGAAACTACGATAACTTTAACGAGCAAAATTTAATTGACGATTTAGTTATTGAGAGCATTAAGATTTATGGCGTAGATGTAATGTACATCAAGCGTTCTCTTGGTGCTGTTGACGAAGTACTAAACGAAGACGACTTGCCAATATACGATGAAATGTTTCAGTTCGAAGCTTATGTTAAAAATGTTGATGGCTTTGAAGGTGAAGGCGATTTCCTATCTAAATTCGGTTTACAAATTCGTGATAGTATTACGTTCTGCGTAGCAAATAGAACATTCGAAAAATATGTAACTCGTGAAGTTGTTGAAATTATAAGACCTCGTGAAGGCGATTTAATATACTTCCCACTTAACGAAAAAATGTTTGAGATTAAATTCGTAGAACATGAAAGCGTATTCTATCAAAGTGGAGCATTACAAGTACAAGATATGAGATGTGAGTTAATTGAGTATAGTGGTCAAAGATTCAATACTGGGTTCCCAGCTATTGATGATTACTTTGATGATATCGATACTACAGTTACTACAACACTTCAAGGTTTATCTAATACTGATGCTCAAGGTTATGACTCGTTAGCAGATAACTTTACGTTTGAGCAAGAAGGCGATAACATTCTTGACTTCTCTGACCAAGACCCATTCACAGAAAACATTACTATAAGTGATTCCTAATGGCCATAGCAAATTATTTTTATAACGGAACTACTCGAAAATATGTAGCTTTATTTGGTACATACTTTAATCAGCTTCAAGTTAAAAGAGTTGACAATGGTGGTGTTACACAACAATCAATGATTGTTCCTATATCTTACGCACCATTCCAAAAGATATTATCTCGACTTGAACAGAATCCAGATTTTAAAGCTAAGTCAGCAATTAACTTACCTCGTATGTCGTTTGAAATGACGAATATGCAATATGATTCTGACCGTAAATTATCACCAATTAGTAAAATACGAAAAACTGTTACAGACGATATAACAGGTGGAAGAAATTTCGTATACGGTGGCACACCATATAATTTAGATTTCTCTTTGTATATTATGACTAAATACCAAGAGGATGCAGTAAAGTTATTAGAACAAATTGTTCCATTCTTTAACCCAGACTATACAAGAACAGTAAAATTAATTGATGGTTTAGAACCACTTGATATTCCACTTGTTTTAAGCGGTGTATCAATGGACGAAGTTTACGAAGGTAATTTTGAAGAGCGAAGAAGTATTGTTTATACACTTAACTTTACTATGAAAGCATGGTTCTTTGGGCCAGAAAAAGAAACTGGTATTATCAAGTTTATCGATATACGATATGCTACAGATTCAGATACAAATACAACGCCAGAAGAATTTTATACCTTACAACCAGGTATGACAGCTGCTAATACAGCTACAACAAACCCAGACCTCTCAGTTGATTATAGCTTGATTGAATTTGATGATAATTGGGATTACGCAGATAAAATTGCGAATACAGCACCTACAGATTAGGGTTGACAAACACTTTAAAATGTGTTATAATATATAATTGGAAATGAAAAATGATTGGAGAATATTATGAGAATTGGTTTTACATGTAGCGCATTTGATTTATTACATGCAGGTCATGTACAGATGTTAAGAGATGCTAAAGCACAATGTGATTATTTAATGGTAGGATTACAAATGGACCCTGCATTAGATAGACCTAAAGAAAAGAACCCACCTATACAAACAATTGTTGAAAGATATACACAGCTTAAAGCAATTGGATATGTCGACGAGATTATTCCTTATAACTCTGAGCGAGACCTTATGGATATTTTGGAATTGTATCATATTGATGTTCGTATTTTAGGTGATGAATATAGAGATAAAGAATTTACAGGTAAAGATATTTGCCGTAAACGAGACATTGAACTCTTTTTTAATAAAAGAGACCATAGATTCAGTACATCAGGTTTACGAAAAGCTTGCGCTTGGGTCAATAAAGATGGTGATTGGAAAATGACTCAAGAAGGATAAATAGTATATGAGCGATGATAAGATAGCACAGGCATTAAACATGAGATCGTTACAAGAAATCAATGACGAGAAACAAGAATTGTTGGACGAAGTAAATCCAGACAAATTGCCCGACCTACCTGTTAACGCTTTTTCTACAAACGAAGAAGTAGAAAATTTACCTATAGAAGCACCTGTTCAACATCCTGTAGTAATAGATGATGCTGGTGCAGAAGAAAATTTAAAAGATATTGAGTTAGCTAAAGCTAATATTGAAAACATTATTAGTTTAGGAGATGACTCTGTTAAAGAGATGGTTGAGATTGCAAAACAATCAGAATCACCTCGAGCATTTGAAGTTGTATCTACATTAATGAAAACATTACTTGATGCAAACAAAGATTATGTTGAAATGAGTACTAAGAAGCGATATGCTAAAGAAGAAGCTAATCCTGCTAAGAACGAAGTTACTAATAATAATCTGATTGTATCAACTGCAGATTTACTTAAAATGATAAAGGATAGTAGTGAGTAACGGATATTTAGGTAACAATTACCTCAAAAGGTCCAATGAACAACACGAATATACTCCTAAGCAAATCAAGGAGTACATGAAATGTGCAGAAGACCCAATATATTTTGCTTCAAAGTATATTAAAATTGTGCATGTTGATAAGGGATTTGTTCCCTTTGAAATGTATGACTATCAAAAAGATATTACTACGAAGATTACAAACAATCGACGTGTTGCTGTATTGACTGCAAGACAGTCTGGTAAAACAACTACAGCGTGTGCAGTTATTCTGCATTATATTCTTTTTAACGAATTTAAAACAGTTGCAATTCTTGCTAACAAAGGAGATGCAGCTCGAGAAGTATTAGGTAGAGTACAACTCGCCTATGAAGCATTACCTAAATGGATGCAACAAGGTATTGAAGAATGGAACAAAGGTAATATATCTTTGGAAAATGGTTGTAAAATTTACGCAGGTACCACAACATCAAGTGCTATTCGTGGTAAATCAATCTCATTCCTATACCTAGACGAGGTTGCATTTATTGAAGGATTTGATGAGTTCTTTGCTTCAGTATATCCAACGATTTCATCTGGTAAAACTACAAAATTATTAATGACTTCTACTCCTAATGGATTAAACCATTTTTGGAAAACATGTAAAGGTGCTGAAGAAGGCACAAATGGTTATGAATTTGTTAAGGTAATGTGGGACGATGTTCCTGGTAGAGATGAATTATGGAAAAACGAAACGCTCGAAGCACTAGACTTTGATAATGAAAAGTTTAACCAAGAGTATTGTTGTCAATTCTTAGGTAGTTCGGGAACACTTATTGATGGTTCTAAATTAAAAGAATTAGCATATTCTCGACCAATACAAGAAAATGAGGGAATATCTCAATACGAAGCTGCACAAGAAGACCACACTTATGTTATGACAGTTGATGTATCTCGAGGCAAAGGCCTTGATTATAGTACATTTAATATTATAGATATTACAAAAATGCCTTATACTCAGGTTTGTGTATATAGAGATAACACTGTTTCCCCAGTGGATTTCGCAGCAATTATATATAGAATAGGATTAATGTACAATGAGAGTGCTGTACTCATCGAAATCAAC